GGTACTTTAGCACCTTTGTTCTCTTTTTTCATGGCCTCAATACCAGCAATACACGCCTCATAAGTTTTAGTGTCAGATTTTGGAAACATAATTGTTGCCTCAAACTTACCCTCTTTACCCTCAAACGTTGCTTTTTTGAATAGACTTGGGAACGATAAACGTCCATTGATTTTGATATTTGCCATTTTGTATCCTTTTAGATTATAGCTTTTTAATTTTAGTTACTCTGAGCATCCTCAGGGAGTTTGTTCTTTAGTATTGTAACCACTTCTACCTTAGGCGAACCTAAAGCTTTTAATCAAACTGGTCACAGACCGAAGTGATTGCGTTACGTTTATCGCTTTCAGGTGCGACAACAGGCTTACCCTCAGGTTTGATGAGTAGTGCTTCAAGGTCGTAATCTTTACCAAACTCTTTAAGAATTTTGGTCATAGGTTTGAGCTTTTTAACATGAATCTCCTCACCATTAAGCAGTGCTTCAACCTCAGACTCATCTTTCCATTTGCGATTAGTGCGAGACTCAACTAACTTGTAACCGTCAATCGTTTCGCCACCCTCCATACGTTCAAGGGCCACCTCTTGTACCGCCTTAACAAAACCCACAATCAAGTCAGCGTTATCGAGAATAGATTTAACGTGTTCTAAGTCAATCTTATCAGCGTTACCCTCTAAGTCCTCGAAGTTATCAAACTGACCTTTAACAGCGTTGTCAACGTGGTCTTTCAAGGCTTTACAGTTAACTTGATGTGGACACCATTGACAGGCTTTTTTGCTAGGGCTAAATGGTGCATCATCTGTTAAAGCTAAGTTAGCTCTCTCTGATACCCACTTACCCCACTCAGCTAAATGCTCAGGCGTTGTCTCCCAATCTGAGTAGTGATTAGCACGTGACTGACAGATATGTAACACCACTCTGTTAATGTCGTAGATAGCTTCCAACTCTCTGATAGCTCCAATCGCGTAGAGCATAAGTTGTGAGTTCTCCTCAGCATCAACTAAGTGGTGACCAGTTTTCAGGTCCACAATGTGAAGTGTCCCATCAATCAAAGCCGTATAATCACCTGTACCAAAACCCTCAGGCACAATATGGCTAAAGTCCATACGCTGTTCAATCATCTCAACCTCAGCGATACCCAAAGCTCTACAGTATTGAGCGTAGTCCTCAGCTGTTTCCAACATCTCAGCTGTCACTTCAAGACCGTTCACCTCTTTAGGGATGTCTAAGTCCTTAAGGACCATCTCACCTACCTCGTGACAAGCTGTACCCCACTCAGCACTAGAGTTAGTAGACTCACCGTACTGTTCACTTGCTTTAATTGACGCGGGACAACTTAACCATCTGCTAGAACCACTAGCACTTAATTTTGCGTGTTGCATTACATCCCCTTTAATGTGTCAAAGAGTTTTTGGTAGTCCTCTTCAGACACTTCGTTAAGCTTCTCAGCGTATTGCGAAATAACCTCTTTGACTTTTTGACGGTCAGTTCTACCAACAGCCTCTTGAGCCACCGCTTTTAAATCACCAAGAGTAATGCTTGAAGCTGTCTTTTTAGCTTTCGCTTTCCTTGATGGTTTAGAAGCCTCTGACGGCTTTTTATCTTTTGAGGCTGTGTTGGTATTGGTGACTACCTCTTTTGGCTGTGACGGTACGTTTCCGTTCGATTGTAGGGCCATCATTTGTAAGAGGTTAGTCACCTCTTGTACTTCTTGCTCGTTTTGTGTGTCAAATGTAATTTTCATAACTTAATCCTCCTCAGGAAAATCATCGAAGCCGTCATTAGCTGGCAACTTCATACTGGCGTGGAATCTTTCACGCACCTCATCGTCACTCAGTCTAGGCTCATTGAACCAAATGCTGTGTAATTCGTCTTTACTCTTAACCTTTCTCGGAAACTTTGTGTATCCCAAGGCTCTGAGTAGCTTGACTACCTCGTTGTAATCAAGACTGTCATGCTCCCAAGTAGGAGTCTGAGTTAGTTTTCGTAACTCTTTTGAGGACAATACCGACTTAGTAACTCCACGTGAACCGTGGTCAATAACATCCCGTAGGTCTGTCAAGTTAGCTGTCTTACTCTCCTCAGTTGCAATCATCCGTGCTTTGTGAATTGATACAGGTGGAAAATTAGGGTTGAACTCGCTTAAGTCCCTCTCCATCATCCACTTGTGGAACTCACCGCCACACTCTCCATTGGCTAGATTGTGCAAAGGCTCGAAGTATTCGCGTCTCTCACAATCTGCCAACTTTTCAAGGTCCTCAATCGTGTTCACTTTAGCAAACACTACCCACCACCGTCTGTCATCAGCACTCACAGGTATCGCGTCTTTGAAGTTGGTTAAGGCGATAAAGTTGCAGTAGTTCGTTACCTCGCTACTAGCCTCGTACTTCTCAACACGTGACACTGTTTTGTTGGTGATGAACGGTTTGAGTTGGTTAAGGACCTCAAAGCGGTTATGACCAGCTAGTTTAATCTCTTCCAAGACTTGAAAGACACCCTTAGTGGCCCATGACGTGTTTGGACTTACGACCACGTTGCTGTCAACTGTACCAGCGTTAGAGTAGCCAAACACATTGTTTATCATCGCTGTACCTAGAAGCGATTTACCCAAACCCTCAGCGGACTGAATCAGTGGCGTCCACAACAGCTTAGTACCGAAGTTCTGAGCTTGATACGCCAACCAGTCCAAGAGTATTTCAGCCTCACCCTCAGTCATCAGGTACTTGAGGTGTTGTTCAAACTTAGCGATAAGGGCTTGACCTTTCTCGCTGTACTCCTCAGCTACAGGTGGCCTACTGTCAGCAACGTAGGTGTTGAGGATGGTAGCTCCTGTACGACTCGTGAAGATAACTTCGTTAGTTTTTGGGTTGTACTCGTGGTTAGAGCATATTCTCACCATGTTCATCTTGACCAAGTTTTGTACGGTGAGTGTTTTCATCCCAAGTTTTTTCTTCAGGTCGGATAACTCTTGATGTAGTCTGCCGTTTGCACCATCAGGACTTAGCTTCTCTCGTGTAGCTGTGAGAAAATATTTTGTTGAAAAACTCTCAACGTAAACAAGCCCGTCCATCCAGTCAGCACCCTCAACACCCTCAGTTAAGGTCTCTTCGACAGTTGGTGTCATCGCTTTGGCTAAAGTTCTTGCTTGCGTGACAGGTTGTTTAAGCTCTTTCATCCGAGCGTTAATATCTTGAGCTAACTTGAGTCTCATGTCAGCGTCTTTCACGCCCTTAGCTCCGATAGAGGGGTTTGCTTTAATCTCTTCCAAGATATCGTCAAACTCCTCAGACTCAGCGATACGAGACTCAATGTCGTAGATGAAACTATCCCTCGCTACTGTGCGTAATCGCTTGTAAGTGATACTATCAGGCACTAGGTGTCCGTTATGCCACTTACCGTAGGTGAAGTCCTCATCGTACTTGTTAGATGACTTCTCTGAAAAATCTTTGAAGTACTCATAGCCTTTATCACTCCCACCGAAGCGGTCATAAATAGCCATACCAACGTGCAACCAAGTGTCGTAATCCAAGTCCTCAGGCATACGAGCGATAAGGTCAATAACCTCTTGCTCACTCATGTCATCAGCCTTGATAGCGATATCAAGGTCATCGTACTCTTGTTGACGTTTCTCAGCTCTAGGGCGTAGCTCTAAGACTTCGCTCATCACATCCATCCAAGGATTGACAATGAGGTTGTCATCGAACGTACCCCACTCGTAAGAGGCTAGTTTGTCTTGCTTGTTAAGAACCGTAGTGCCGACAATAGGGACCACGGATTGATAACCAGCGTAGATATCTAAGGCTGGATATTTCTTGTTCAAGTTACCGACCACTAGCTCAGGGTTAGGGTTGTGGAAAGCGTAATGCTCACCACCACTGGGTGTCAGGGCAAAGGGTTCAGGTTTGTCAGACTTAGATATCCCCAAGTCTTTGAGCAGTTGTTTGAAGCTCTCACCCTCATCTTGATATTTGTCATTGTCCACGATGATGAGTGATGGTGGGATGATAGCCACGTAACCTGTAGCGTTATCATCCCACGGTTCATTCTCACGTTCCGTGTAGCTCCCTTTGCGATGAGCGTGTTTTTCATGTTTGGCTGATTTTTGCAAAATGAAGCCTTGACTTCGGTATTGCTCATAAGCATCTTTTAGTATCTCATTCATGTTGGTAATCCTCCTCAAATATTTAGGGAAGAATCAAAGTCAGTCACCACCCGATTTTGATTCAAAAATAGAACCCTAAGACGAGGCACAAAATATGCCTCTAAATCGAGTGGTGACTCGTCTTAAAATTCTAATAAATTATTATAGCAAAACTTTAGGTTATTTAGCAAGGTAACCCCTAGTATAGTTTCACCGCTTTCTCTTAACCTCTCTATAAATTCTTTTTTTTTTTTTTTACTCTAAAAAAATAAAAATATATATACTACCCCTATAGTAATAGTGTAACTATATATACTATATAGTATTAAAAGGCTAAATTTGGGCTTTTGAAAAGGTAGCCAAGCAAAAATTGAAGTGTAACTTAGAGGTTACTTTTTAGCGTTCTTGGCTACCTGTGCCATCATTTTACATAAAAGTTAGCTTAATCTCATTTTTATCTTAAAGTGAAAAGATAAAAAAAGTTTTTAAGCCTTACATTATTTTTATGAAAAACAGTGAAAAAACTGAAAAAATTAGAAATCAGCCAATCGTTTTATTTCAATCGCAACCTCTTTCATTCTATCAATTTCGATGTTTAATCTCTCAATTTTTATCTCTAAATCTTCACATGAAACACCCACTTTATTGTTGTGAAAATCGTACTGTTTTATGGTTGCTAATTGGTCTGAATTTAAGGTCACAATTTGACCGTCAAAAAACTCTAATTTATACACCTCATTTCCCATGTATTCTATTGTCATTTTCTATCCTTTTTAATAGCCAAATCTTAGGGCTCTAACGTGAGTGGTGTCATTATAACCCCACACCCAAACATTATCATCATCGTGACACATTGAATTATCCATGAGCCAACCTTCTAACTCATCGTCATCTTCAGCGTCCCCATAACCCATGTGAATGTCAATACTGACACAATCAAATTCTGATGGATAAGCCTCATAAATACTTTCATTAATGATGCGTAGCTTATGTCCGTACTTAGCTAAAAGCGGTCTACCTATAAACTCGATAACATCCTCATCTAACTCATATACAGTCACATGATGTACTTCATCGTTCTCAAGTAAAGATTTAGTAATCCACCCTAATCCTAATCCACCCACCAACACTGTACCATGTTGGTTTAATGCACCGTTTCTACACGTTGTAACTTCCATAGGTGTAATACTCATCCAAGGTGAACCAGCATTATCTATCATCATAGGTATAAACGTGTCTGTATCAAACTTAACCCATCCAGCGTTATCGTCATCCCAAAAAGTTAACTCTGTATCTTTTGGTAATCTACGCACTTGAAAGGTTTTGTTATTAAACTCCTCTTTAATCCCATACTCAGCTCCATCTTTCGGCATATATTTTTGAAACTCAGGATACATACTGTTAATATAATTGTTATACGAGTTACCATCAATAGTAACTACCCCATACTCTTCCACCTCAATGTTATTATGAAATACTTGCATTACTCGAACCTCCCTGTTTTTAAAATGTTGTACATATAGTTTCTAAGACTGGCGTTTGTTTGCACTGCTCTCATACTACATGCTCCTAAGTTCTCTAAGGCGTCACCAACCACAACACTATTAGCTGGGCCAATAATCTTTATGGTGTCCTCATACTCCACGTTAAGGTGGGTAAACTTAGTAGCTACCCAACCTCTCTGACTGATTTGATGAACCAGCCATCCTGTTCTTAAGTTCTCGGTTTCTTGTATCATCACCAAATAGGTGTGTTTAGGTTTTAACTTCATCACTTATCCTTATCTAATAGCTCTACTAATGCTATATAATCAGTAGGCTCTATGTCTTGAGCTTTGAGCCAATGGTTTAATTTAATATCGTATTCCGTGATGCTGTAATCTGTTCCCATTAGTTTATTAGCTACCTTTTTATTTATCTCACTCACCTTCTTAACACTTACTTCGCCTACTGTAAAGTGTAGTCTTGATTCATTATAAGACATCTGAGAAGCAGGCATCCAATTACTTGTATCAAACTTATCATCAATCTTATACTCTACTGTAGCAAAACTATTACTGTAAGAAAACTCCTCACCAATATAAATATCATCACCTTGCTTGAGAGGTAAATAGTATTTAGCATAATCTATGGTCTGATAAAATAATCTAAATTTAGCTTGTTCACCAATCTTAACCACCATAAGCCTAGCACCATTTAATAGAGCTTTAGTGGTAAGTTCGTGCGGTGTTACTTGTTTAGGTGTCATTGGTTGTCCTTAAATTTTCTATATAGTCTATTCATCCGTTTCCATTGATAAATGATTCCGCTAATGATTCTACTATTATTGAATGTTCTTTTTGCCTCTGATGCTCCGACAACAAAAGGTAATAATAAAAATGCAATCATAAACTTAAAGTGTATCCATGCTCGCTTCATGCTTTATCCTTTGGTTCAAATTTAGAGCAGTAGAAGTTTTTATTCTCAACTTTAGTTTGAATTTTACAATCTCTGTAATCTATACCTCTACCACTTGATAAAGAATACTTACAGTTTTCACATGATTGAGCTTCTACCAATGTATCTATCTCTGCTTTACGTTTTGCAACGTCTTTAACACAGAACTCAATCTCATCAACTGTAAGCCATTGTTCACCTACTTTATATTTTAAGGTTTCGGGGTTGATTTCAATTACACCAATCAAATTCGTATCAATTATATTTCTTTCTTTATCCCTAGTTAAACCCTTAGCATAATACCCCTCAATTACCTCTCCATTATCAAGTCTTTCAGCTTGTGCTAGTAAAGTTTTCATTTCATTTCATCTCCTTAAGCTCTTGTACCTGTCTCATCCATGATGTAACTTCATCACTGCTTTTATAACCCATTACATCACCTTGAGTATGTTCATAGTTTATATGACCATCTTTAAACACCGCCAACTCATAAGTGTCAGTGCCATTTGAATACCAATCTGTACCAAATAATACCGACACCCCATAACCATTATCAAAGTCCATTTTAGCTTGAAGCCCTCTCCCTACAGGATGAGCCTTAAATTCTAAATCTGCAAAAGTTTTCATAACTATTCTCCTTCTAGTTTTTTCTCTAGTTCTAAAATATCACCAGTTCTTGCTAGGTTAATATCACCTGTTTTCATACCAGCTGTACCATAAGAGACTTTCACGTCCTTACCATACTCTATCTCTAAGAGTCTGAGAAACCCACGTCTGAAAAACGGTACACCTAAAACTATCCCTAGTTTCTTGTAGTCAAGCCCTTGGTCATAACCCTTCACTTTGATTAAGGCCCGCGTCTCTTTGTTAGAGTTCTTAAGATAAGAACCTCTTGTATGAAACGCCACATCAATCTGAACCAAAAAGCCCATTTTCTCTAAGGTTAAAGCTATAGCTAACACCTTAGAACCATTCTCCCTAACCATGTCTAAGTCAGTGTTATGAGGATAAGAGCCTTGAATCGTTAAGTTAATAAACTTATCATCCTCAATCTTTACCTCTTTTATCCATGCTTCGGGTTCACCTACCATCACCGCACCGATATCGAAAAACTCACCCACCACATCAAACATATACTCGCTTGACTCGGTGAACTTATCTTCAAACTTATCAATGTAGTATTTAGCGTTCTTACGGATATCTGCTGTAGCGTCAGGGTTACCATCTTCAAGATAGTCCATGAACTCATACCATGTACCAACACCCGTCCAAGTATCAGGACGCCACTTAGAACCACAATAGATGGTGGTTTGGTTCTCACTATCCTTATGAGCTTCAAGATAACGTGTAAAGTCTGACACGTTATTAAATACTAGCTCATTCATGTATCTTGTGTTACTCTGTGTCATGATATCTCCTTACCAATCAAAGTCATCTTTTTCAGCCGTCTCAGGCTCATCATCTGTTACAGGTGGTAGTTCTTCAGCTTTCGGTTCTTCAGCTTTCGGTTCTTCAACTGGTGTCACCACTTTCGACTCAACCTTTTTCACCTTATGGTGTTTTTTAAATTCTTTACGTAAGGCTGTACAGATATCCTCATCCACCCCTTTAAACACCGCGATGTCTAAGGCCTCATCCACATCAAAACCATTTTCTAAAAGGTTTTTAAGACGTGTTGCAGAACGTTGAGAGATAAGTACCTCCTCATAGTTCTTGTTAGCCAGTTCACGCATTTTTTTAAGGGGCTTATGATAAACCTCATCACCGCCACATAACATCAGCTCAATAGCGTCATCAAGCTCAAAGTGAATTACTGCAAATCTATCCAGTGTTGCACTATCTAGCTTGTTACGTCCCACGTACTTACTAGTAGCACCTGTACCAACTGTGTTGGCTGTAGCACAAAATCTAAAGTTTTCATGCTTGTAAATCATCTCTCCCGCTGGAGTCTCTACAAAACCATTACTCAACGCAGAGTTAAGGACCACTAACACGTTAGCGTTACCCGCGTCAATCTCATCCATGTTGAAGATACCACCATCTCTAAAAGCAGAGATGAAACCGTTGTAACGATACACCCCTTGAGCATCCACAAAACCCATAAGGTCTGTTTTAGTGGTCTGATTAGACACAGACATACTATGGAACGGTAGGTTTAAAGCTTTAGCGACCTCAGCCACCACGTGAGATTTACCGTTACCAGCTTCACCCTTAATCATAAGGTTTTCACCCATACTAATAAGTTTTAGGATTGTTTCAAACTGCTTATGTTGTACACCCATTTTAGTCGTTGTACCCTCAGCGTTTGTAACGGTAATCATCTTACTTGCTTTTTGTACTGCAAGCCCTAGAGCGTCATTGATTTTATCTTCAAGCCCCAACTCTTTTAACTTCACTTCGATAGCCTCATTGACTACCCCACTTAAATCTAATGTTAATCCAGCACCCATCTTATCTCCCTTCTCTCATATCAAGAGCCATTCGGTCTCTTCTGTTTGTTCTAACTTGCATAAAATCACTGCTATGCGCCTCACGTTTACGGTGTGACTCGTAATAACATCCGTCACACTCAACTTTACTAATACTTTGTGGTGTGATTAAACATCCACAATCACATTGTTTAATTGACATGATTTATCCTTTTATAAACTTTTAATTCGATTCAGCTTTGAGTTAGTTTTTAATAACTCCCCAGCTCTACCGTTATTATCTTTGAATATCATCTCTTTTAAAATGACACCATCAACACTAAATTTAAAAACGCAAACTTTTCCATATTTTTCATGAGTATGAAATCTTCTAGTAGTTACTGTGTCTACAAAATCATGACTGTTTGAGATACTAGAACCCACCACTATATTATCAACTGAAGTATCTCTACCACCAAAACTTTTGTCTGTTTTATAATGACACGCTTGAACGTTGTGCCATATTGGATATGCGTAAGCCATAATTTACCCCTTGATATACAAGTTGTTATGTTTTTCGATAAAATCGTTTTGAATTTTATCCTCTTTACTCTCATACATAAATAAAGCAACACCTACTACTAATAGACTTAAGCCTATAATCGTTTCTACTACCATTTTGTATCCTTCTATTCTTTTATTCTGAAAACCTTACTAAGCAAGTCACTACAAGCATTAAGGCTTTATATAATAAAAGTTTTATTCGTAGATGTTTTAATCCCTCTATGTGATGAGGTTTAGCTTCTTTATTCCACGTGACTTGCTACATCAAACGGCTTTAATCTACTTGGACAGTGATAAGGTAATGAGCTTTGTTATGCTTTTTAGTTGTGAGGTATAACACCCTCAACACAAATAAAGTTTTCAACCACTTGCTTACTAACTTTTATTTTTTTTATCCCTTTATAACAACACGTTATAAGGCTACACATTTTAAATTAATACTTTAAACCACTACAGAGCTACCCCTTGTAGTTATAGTGGCTTAATGGTACTAATTAAGGCCATTAAGCCTTAATAGTTCTTGCTAACTTAGCACTAAACGCTTTCGTTACTGTCTCAACTGTAGCCGTCTTAATAAGCTCTATGACTTCAGTTACATAAATCTCATCATCTTCAGTATTCATAAGAACGTTTACAAGCCCTTTATCGAACTGCATAAGGTTTTCTATTTGTGATAATGTTAAAAGCTCTTTACGGACCTTATAACCATCAATTAAAAGCTTGTTCGCAACACGTATCGCTCTTTTAGTGTAATCATCTACATTTACGTTTGCTAGTTGGTCCGCAATAATTAGTTTCATAAGCATTTTACGATTACCACTAAACAGCTCTTTTTTATCATGGTATAAAGCAAAAATAGCTTCAACTGCATCCTGTACGCTTGTAGCTCTTACTTCTTTTACTTTAATACTGTTTGTTCTTGCTTTGTTTAATCCGTTATTAACTTCTAATAATGTTTTCATCTTTTTATCCTTTTAGTGTAGCTACCGTCTAGTAACTAAGATTGAATCGAGTTAGTGCCGTCTAGCTCTTTAACTGCCTAATTGTATTGAAACCTAAAGTCAAAGTCAATACCTAAAGTCAACTTTAGGCTAAATATGTATAAATACGCGTTTTGGCGTTACGTTTGGTAACATAAAGAATGACTGGACGTGCTACAACTTATATTTTTATTTTTTCAGTCTATCGGCTCATGTTAGCTTTTGAGTTAACACAATACAAGCTAATTATCCATATATGACTAATTAGCTTGTATCTTAAGGCCTGTATGATAACGATTATCAAAAATAAAATGGTGCTTACAGATTATTTATTTTTTTATTTGTTATTTGTCACTGGCTTATAGGTTATTAGTGTAGATTGTGACGTTATTAGTGTAGATTGTGAAGAACTAAGGCTAATAGTGGATGAGATTGTGAAGTCTATAAGGTTTATAAGGCCTTGACATTATTATTTGATAAGCTATTATCGTGGGTGAGTGCTTAATGGTTTGTTAGGCCTATAAAACGTACACGAAACCCTATAAAACTAACAAGTTACAGCCTACTAGTTGTAGTCCTTGTCGGCTTGACTACAACTGCAAACGATTGGACCTATCATGCTCCGCTCTGACAGGCCCATAGGGGGAAAGTCGTGTCGGCACGGTGGGGGATAACCACATGAGTATATCTTATGCAAAAATCAGAAGATTAAATGAAGCTTAAAGTCGATGAGGAGTAGGGGTGAAGAAAGCGAAGCCTAAAGAGCTGTTAAACAACTGCCCTTAGGTGGACGTGCGTTTAGGCGTTAATCTAAACTGCATAGGTAGTCAGTATAAGAGCCTCTGAGTCGAACTGCCCTAGGAACTCTCCTTTCTCTCAGGCCAACTCCATGACGCCTCTTAACCATATCATCATTAGTCATGTAGAACTTCTCCTCCTTAATCTCCTCAAGGATTAGGTCAAACAACCTACCCTTCACTAGCTTCAACAGCTTCATATCTGTTGCATAATACCGCTTAAAACCAATCGTCCTTGCTCTTTTATTAATACCAATAAACGTTTTCCACATACCCACCAAACACTCAGGAGCGATATTGTCCATAGCGTGTCCAAACTGTTGCGGATGGTCGAGATAATACTTCACATTAAGATACAACCGCTTCGCCATATCGTTCGCATCGTGTGAACGTCTAATATCTGCGTACAACTCTCTATACTTATTATAAGGGTGTTTATAAATGTAGTCAATAAAGTCCGTTAACTCCTTAGAAAACCTGTAAGGTGTTGGGTACATCTCTCTTAATTGGTCAACAAAAGGTAAAGGGTATGCGAAATAATCCGTTTTCATGTTATACTTCTCCATTATTTAGTAAAGGTAGTATACCATGAACGAGAAATTACTTGAAATACTTACATACTATAGGGAAACTTATGAAGTGCCATCACCTGTCCACGAAGTATATGAAGAATTAATCGCTAATGATGTGCAAGTTGAGGGCGATAGCTTCTACTGCCCTATATGGAATGAACAACTTAACGCATGGATACTACTTGCGGGGACTAAAGAACGTGCTGATATGTGGGTTCTTAAGAAAATAATCCACCTCATCAAGACAGGTGAGACTATCCATACAATGTTCAACGGGAACGCTGACTATTTACTAGAAAAGTTCTCTCGTTACAACTTAACAGTGACAGACCGTTTAGATAATGGTATAATGTTCCTAAAATTTAACTAAGGGGTACGATATGGCTGTAGCAACATCAACAGCACTCATCGCCACAGCCGTTATCGGTGCTGGTTCTGCTTACTACCAAGGTGAGAAGCAAGAAGAGATAGCTGAGGAGCAACAACAACGCGTAGATGCACAACGTCGAGCAGAGCAAGAGCGTCAAAAGCAAATCGCTAGAGACACTAAGCCTGAAGAGTTGGGAGCTAAAGGTGTTAAGCTTGGTGGAGACTCCCCTTTAGGTGATGCCTATGCTGAGTTTCTAACGCCTAAGACCGATAAGTCATCAACACTTGGGACCTCAGGGACCAGTGGACTAGGGTTCGCAGTATGAACGAAGTAGTTAGCTATCTTGAAAGCATTATCTACATTACGCCTGAGGACCTTAGGGCTGGTGACAATGAACGCCAGTTCTTACTAGGTCAACTCGATGTCATTGATAAGATTAAAGACATTTTAGAAAAAGGACTACCTAATGACGCCAACTGAGATGTACAATAAGTATGTACCTGACCGTAAACCCTATGAGAAACGTGCTGAGGACATCGCATCTATCTCTTTACCCTACCTCATCCGTAAAGATGGCTCAACAGGTACAAAAGGTATGGAGAACGCACCAGCTCAAAGTTTCAATGGTCGTCTCATTAACAACCTTACCGCCAAAATGGGTATGGCCCTACTGCCTCCTAGCACTTCATCGTTCCGACTCAAGCCTGATGCTGAAGCATTACTGCAATTATTCGGTGGGGATGAGGACCAACTGGCTCAAATGTACGCTGACCTCTCTATTAAAACAGATGCGATTAACTCTGAAGTAGAGAACCAGCAAATTCGTTCATCGCTCTTTGATGTTATCCGTCAATTAGTAGGTGTTGGCTCAGTTGTTGTTGAGAAGTTATCCAAAAAAGGTGTAGTTATCTACCCTCTTAAGTCTTTCGTGGTACGTCTTGACTCTAAAGGTAATCCTTATGAGATGTGTATCAATGAGACACTGTCTGTTCTACCTGAGGGACTAGAGCAAAAAGAAGAAAAAGATGAGTATGAACTCTATACCCTACTTGTTATGGATAAAGAAACTAAGTCTTGGACCATGACTCAAGAGATTGATGGTGAGATGATAGGTGATGAAGCAACATACAAAGACTATGACGCCTTACCATTCAGATACTTTGGTTGGACATGGATGATAGGTGATGACTACCACCGCCCATTCGCTGAGGACTACTATTCAGATATGGAGCAAGCTAACAAGTTGGCTAAACTCAATACTGAGGGAGCTGTAATCGCGGCCAAGTCGTTAATTCTTGTTAATCAACGTGGTGGACGTACACGCAAGTCCGATATCGTCGATGCTCCTAATGGTGAGGTGATTGATGGTCGTGAAGAGGACATCTCAGCGTTCCAGTTCAACAAGAACTATGACTTCCAAACATCTAACGAGCGTGAAGCGATGATAAAACAAGAGCTTAAGAGTGCGTTCCTTGACTCAGGCTCAGTAACGCGTGATGCAGAGCGTGTTACCGCTGAAGAGATACGTATACAAGCTCAACAACTAGAGTCATCTACCTTAGCTGGTATCTATTCTAAGATGGCACTGGACTGGCAGAAGTGGATAATCCACCAAGTGATGAAAGAACTTAAGATTAAGTTTGAAACGATTGACGTTAATGTACTTACAGGGCTTGATGCACTAGGTCGTTCACAAGAGGCACAAAAACAAGACGCGTTCGTACAACGTCTAGTCGCTGTAGAGATGAAACACTGGTTGAAAGAGTCAGAGCTTATCACGAGATGGGCCTCATTCGACGGCATCAACACAGCTAACTTAGTCAAGACGCCTAATGAGGTTAAACAAGAGATGGCTCAAGCTCAACAACAAGCTCAAGACCAACAGATGGCGATGAGTGGAGCTGAGTCAGCTGGTAAGGCTGGTGGCGAACAGGCCATCGCTAACCTACAACAATAACCTATAAAGGAGGATACCATGGCAAAGTCAGAGAAACGTGAAGGTGTTAAAGTTATTGATGCGAAAGACATCAAAGGTGCTAAGTCTGTAGCAGACTTCGGTAAAAAGAAAAAGAAAAAGTAATTTCTTAGAATCTCACTCCTCAAAATTGAGGAGTGAGATTTTATAGAGCTTACGCTCATAATTAAAGAGGAGGTCATATTATGGCTGAAGAAATGAAGATTGATATTAAAGAGGTTATGGAGCTACACGCCACAGGGCTGAAAGCTGGTCAGATTATTGAAGAGTTGGGACTAGAGGGTGTTACACCAGCTAAGATTGGTACGCTTATCAAAGCTGAAAAAGCTAAAGCTGGTGAGCCTAAAACGGAAGTGGCCGTTAAAACTGATGAGCCTAAAACTGATGAGCCTAAAACTGAAGTGGCTGTTAAAACTACACCAGCTAAACTTGTTAGTAAAGGTGTACAGGTGATGTCAGCTCAAGAGTATGAAGATTACTCAGTAGAGAATGGTCGCACACGTTTTGGTGGTGAGAAAGGTAAAGAGATTCCTTGTACTATTGAAGAGTTGAGAGCTTACATCAACTCTAAATGGAAGCCATCAGACATTATGGAGAAGTACCAAATGCCTGTAGAGAAGTTTGAGCAACTTGTTATGCAACTGTCGGTGACTGAGATGCGCCCTAAATCACAACGGATTAAGTACAATCTTAAAGCCGACGTGTTCTACTAGGAGGTGATAGATGAGTGAGGCAACTACACCACCTGTAGATACAGGAGTAACACCACCAGCGGATACAGGTACACCACCTGTAGAACAATCTAACCTACCCTCAGATAACGTTGAGCAAACGTTCGATGGGTTCGCTATTACTGATGAGCTTAAAGCTAAGTTCAAAGACGGTAAGCTTAATGGTCGGTTCGAGAGTATTGACGATGTGCTTGGTACGCTTAAAAGTATTGAGGATAAGTACGCTAATCTCAATCGTGAACTAAGTGATGCTGAGAAAGCTCAAGTAGCTGAGGTACAACAGACTCAAGAGCAGATGCAGACTGAGACGAAACGCCTTGACACTATTCGTGAGTTGGTACCAGCGTTCATGGAGAACGGGATGCAACTGACTCCTGAGATGACAGCTAAACTTACTGAGGCGGGACTAACTGAGTCTGAGATTAAGTTAGGTGCCTATGAGATGAAAGAGACTCTTAGTACACATCACGAGATGATGGGTGGCAAAGAGAACTATGACATCGTTATGGCCTACCATGCTGAGAAGATGACAGACGAACAGAAGATAGCGTTCAACAATGACATCCAATCAGGTAACCACTCTGAAGCGTTAATGCTTGGACTACAAGCGATGTACGAGAAGGGTGTTGGTCATCAAGAACCATCTGAGCCTCAAGATAGATTCAGAGGGGACAACCAAGCTAACTCATCAGCTAAAGGGTACGAGACTAAAGCTCAACTCTTTGCAGATAAGAAGTATATTGATAGCCCAGCTGGTCAAAAAGATGCTGGTGCGATTGCTCGATATAGAGCGAAATTGGCGGTGACAGATTCAAAAGTATACGGAATGTAAAAATTTATGGTATACTTTTTGACAAGGTTAGTTGGGCTACAGCCTGACTAAAAGGAACATATCCAAGAAACTACTTCGTCATTACGTTGTATATCTGAGATTTTGTGAACTAGATAGGCTACCACAACCTAACAAAATTCAAAACAAAATTAAGGATATACAATGGCTTACACAGGTGCAACTACTCCAAATGTGGGTACAACTTCTACAGCAGATTTATTAAGAGACATCACATTAGATGTTCTACAGGCTTTCGAGCGTACAACTCGCTTCGTTGATTTAATTCGTGTTGACCAATTACCTGAGGGTGTCTCAGCTGGTTCATTTATCGTTGAAGGTAAAGAAGATACAAATGATGGTGCATTAGCAGAATACCCAGCGGGTACTCAAGTTAACGTTAACAACGGTACACAAGATGAAATCATCATCGCACTTGACCGTCCACAGTATGAGTCACGTCGTATTGACAGATGGAACGAAGCAGTAGCTCGTTACGATACACTAGCGATGAACATCCGTCAGTTAGGTACACGTCTTGCAAATGCTATTGACCGTAAAGTTTCAGCAGTTATTGAAGCATCTTCTTTAGCAACTGGTCTTGTACTTAATGGTAATGGTACTGTTCTTGTTAATACAGCACTTAATGGTGGTTTAGCTGACACAGGTGTGGCTCTTGACCGTGGTGCTGAGTTAGTAGAGACTATTTATGCTGGTGTAGCTACAATGGAAGCTAACGACGTTATGGGTGAGATTTATGTTGGTATGTCACCAGCTGAGTTCCAATTCTTACCACAGTCTTTAAATATCATCTCTGCTGATTACACATCTAACAATGGTGGTCTTGACATCGGTGATGTTAAAATGGTTGGTAATGCTACAGTGTTCAAATCAAACAACTTACCAGCTACAGCTGGACTTATTGGTCTTATGTTTACATCTGAGTCAGCTGGTATGGCTAAGTTATGGGATGTAACAACTGATGTTAACCCTCAACCTGAGTTCCTTAACGCTAAGTTAATTAACACTTACTTCTCAAACGGTGTTGCTCCACTACGTCCACAGTGTGCAATCTCAATTAAGAACGTATAAGCCTTAGGCTTATATGGTTTTTCGTGCATAGTTATATTCCTCCTCCCCTGTAACTATGCACTCTAAAACTATATAAAGGACGTGTTATGGCTCTTGACCAACAAAACGACTCATCTAAGCTTTTACTCTACGCTGTAAATACGCTTCTTAAAACTATTGGAGAACGCCCTATCGCAGATGATGTAGAGTTGGCTGATGTGCTTGAGGCACAACTAGCTTACTCAGCAATTATTGAAACAAAGAAAGAGGTCCTGTCTGAAGGATGGAACTTCAATAAAGATAAAGGTGTTGAGTTTCCACCAACCTCTGATGGTTATATCGCTATTCCTGATAACGTGTTAGATATTTCATCGGTAGATAGCAACCTTATTATGCGTGATTGGAGACTCTATTCACGTAAAGATAACAGTGCTAAGTTCACTGAGCCACAGACAGTAGACGTTATATGGGACCTTGACTTTAACAGTCTTACTCACCCTATTCGTAACTACATTACTAAGCGTTCAGCACGCCTCTTCCTTGCGCAACAAGCTATGGATACAAACGTGTTTGGCTTCACTCAAAACGATGTAGAGGAAGCTCACATTATCGCTAGACGTAGTGATGGGTTCACAGGACGTTACAATATGCTTAACTCACAATATGGTCTTGACCATATTGTAGGTGGTCTGTAATATGGGACTAATCAATAATTCATTAGAGTCTTTGTATAATGGTGTGTCAGAACAAGCCTCAGAGCATCGTCTACAGACTCAAGTTAAAGAGATGGTTAACGCCTATCCTACTATCAACACAGGGCTACTTAAACGTAACCCAACACGAGCATTAAACCTGAGTTCGTCTATCTCATACCAACAAGAGATTTGGACGCACGAGTATGACCGTGGACTTGCTGGTACAAACGAGGAGAAGTTTTCTATTAACGTCTCAGCTGATGGGATGGAGATAATTAACGTCCTCTCAGGCAAAGTCTATAAAGAGGGTAGTGGGCTTACGTTTGATGGCACTGCTAAAGACTACCTACATCCGTTTAGTGGTAAAGATGGGTACGCTAGTGTTACGATTAAAGATACAACGTTCATCTCCAATAAGGCTATGATACCTGAGCTTAAGACCTCAGGACTCGCTGTAGGCTCAACGATAACAGTACATGAGTCTCAGATACAACTGTTACCTGAGACAGATGGTGTTAACTCCTTTGGTTATCCTATGGCTCGTACAGCACCTAAACACTTGGTGAGCCTTAATCCTAAGAACTTAGCGGATGGGTTCACTACAATAACGGTTGATGGTCAGGCGATTAAGATTGATAGTGTGCATCCTAATAACACTTGGTTATTTTTTCAGTGGATGAACACTATATCTTATGGTAGTTATGTAACTGATATGCTTAATGTACTTCGCACCTCTTTGGACTCAGATTTATATGAGGTGTTCACCACTGCTGATAGGAAGTTACATATTAAGCGTTTAGATGGTAACCCCGTTACTGTAAGTACTGACATTATCTTCAAACAAAAGAATGGAACCGTAGTAGCTGGTACACCTACAGACTATTTAGGAGCCGTTACAGTTTCCAGTTACACCGATACTGTAAAGGTTACAAATGCTGTTCATTTACAGACAGCGTACATTTGGATAAAGAGTAGTAATCCTGTAAATGCTTACACTTACGATGTAACTGTTACAGATATTAATTCCAATACTGTAAGTGCTTCAAACTCTTCAACAACCACTACAGCTGTAGCATCAGCTCTTGCTTCAACAATCACTGCTAATGCAAACTTTACAGCGGTAGCGATTGGTAGTGTCATCAAGATAACTGGTTCATTTAACATCCAAGACATACAGGCGTCAGACACTTGGGGTAATCAAGCGATGGTAGCTTGGCACTATAAAATGCCGTATGCCACTGACCTACCTCAAAACATGGGACACCAAGATGCGTATGTTGAGATAACAGGTGATGGCTCTGTAGGGTTCACTACTTACTGGTTAAAGTACAACGGCTCACAATGGGCTGAGACTTTATCACCAGCGGATACAAGTGAGATAGATATTACAACCATGCCTCACATCTTAGTTAAGAACGCTGACGATACGTTCACGTTTAAAGTTTATGATGGTTGGGCCGATAAGTTAGTTGGAGATGAGAAGTCCAATAAGGCACCAAGTTTCGTGGATAGTAACGAGAACTCGGCACCGACGATTAAAGACATTTTCTTCTTTAAAAACAGACTAGGGTTCATCACTGATAGAACCGTTGTCTTAAGTGAGGTTGGAGCGTATGGAAACTTTTGGAGAACCACAACATCAACCCTTTTGGACAGTGATATTATTGATACTGCTGTTGATAGTACTAAGGTTATCAAACTAAACTTTGCAACCTACCTTGAAGATAGCATCTTACTCTTTGCTGATAAAGCTCAATTTCGTTTAGCTGGTGGTAGAGTGTTAAGTCCGTCTAGTGTACAGGTAGCTCAGATATCATCTTATGAAATTGACCGTAATGTGCGTCCTGTATTCATGAACGATAAGGTGTTCTTTTGTACAAGACGTGGTGAGTACACCGCTGTTATGCAATACCAAGTTAAAGCTACCAACGTGTCATCTGAAGCGATTGACATTACCGCACATGTAAAAAATTACATACCTTTAAACATCGTTAAGATGTCAGGTAGTGCTAATAACAATATGTTGTTCCTTACACCTGAGAACAGTCGTGAAGTCTTTGTGTATAAGTATTATGATGTAGGTCAAGAGCGTCATCAGTCAGCATGGTTTAAATGGGCGTTCAACGGTCTTATTTATAATGCGTTCGCACTTGGTAAGAATTTTAATATCATGATTAAACGCGATGAAGCAAGTACTGAGGACGATTGGGTTGTTGGTACAGGTATATGGGATGATGCTAAATTATGGGATGATACTAAGTTATGGGTAGGTAGTCCATTAGACCTAGTGACCACTAACCAGTTTGAAACAATGCCTATTGCTCCTGAGAACTACTTAACTACACGATTTGTAGATGATATCGACAGTGATAATGAAACAGTAATTAAAACGGATGTTAACTTTGGTGAGTGGGTACCGTCAGTTAATGGTAAAGATATCAGAGGGGTGGTTCAATTTAAGACCGCTATGATATCTAGTGAGGTTGATAGTGATTTTGAGTTAGTAGTAGATGACTTAAACCGTGGGGATACTCGCGTAGTGGCCTCTAAGTATACCGTTAATCGTAAACCTATGGTCTATGGTAATACTAAAAATGTTGAGGTAGGTGTTCGTAACTACTCTGATAAAGGTTTTAGAATAAATACGGTAAACTACGAGGGTAATTATAACAGTCGTAGTAAGAAATTAAAGTAAGGATACACAATGGCTATTCAATCAAGTTTTTATGAGGGTACATCATTAGATGTGAGAGACTTCCCATCTACTAAACACATCGCTACCAAACGCCACATGGCAGTATGGGTACAGCTGTTAGCTGATGATACGTGGGTTGAGATTAATGTTAACAGTTATGAGCTGATTAATAACCGTTGTGTATTAACTACGCTACTGGACCAAACATTATATAAAAAGTTAGAGGTTCGTGTTGCTGACAATCCTGATGAGCTTATCAGTTCTCCAAGCGATACAGCGATTTTAGCGAGTATTGCTACAGAGGTGACAGCTTTAGCTGGGATTGAAGCTGAGTTAACCGTACTTGGAGCAAACGCTACAGGACTAGAGAACATCTCAGATAACTTAGCTGAAGTCTTAGATGCTGACGTACAAGCTGGTAACGCTCTACAATCAGCTACTGATGCACAAACAGCTCAAGGGTTATCTGAGTCAGCTAGAGATGCCTCAGTTGTGGCTAAGGATGCAAGTGTTGTAGCTCAAGGACTAGCAGAAACAGCACAAGCTGGTGCAGAATTAGCAGAAACAAATGCTAAAGCAAGTGAGTTGGCTATTGACAGTAGTATTGTCGATAATCGTTCATCAATGGTAGTCAACAACATCACAACCGAAGAACCCTTAATCCTAAACGCTACACCAACAATAGGTCAGACGGAGTTTCTTTATACTGGTACTGGTGTAGAGCGAACAGTAGCTACAACTGGTGTTCAGATTGCTAATGATAATGGGGATGGCACAACCTTAGCTAGTGCATGGAGCAACACCTCTTATGCAGTAGGTACTATTGTTTACGATACAAGTGTAACTGGTGATAGTTTACCTTATGAATGTACCGTAGAAATTGTAGGTGCTACTGGTGTTTCACCAAGAGCAGATGTTGATGATACAAGTGCAAATTGGAAGTTATCTGATAATCAGTTTGGGTATAAAGGTAACATTAAAGGTCGAAGTGGTGCAACTTCTCACATGGGCTTTGATTCAATTCAAGGTTTAGGCAAATACATAAGCTCAAATACAACAGCCATTCAGGTTACAGATGCACAATCAACTACAACTATTTCACCTTTTAGTATCACATTAGGTACAGCATTAATCTGTAATACAAACCTAGCCACTTACGTACTAGAAGTAGAACAAACAACTAGAAGAACATCAGGAACATTAGTATTTGATGTAGCTTTAGGTAGAGATGTAGTTGTTAACTCAATCGGTACTTATGATGGTACGGGAACTTATGATGCTAGTGTTCATGCTTCGTTATGTGAAGTAGATTCTCAAGGTAATCCAGTAATCATTCACGATAATCCAGTGCAAGGTAACGGAATTAGATTTAGATATGGTAATAGTGTTGCAGGTGCTAATGCTCCTACTAATGGAGTGCTAACTAAATTGCTTTATACTAAGGCTTTAACTGGTGCTGTAACTAACTGGGGTACTTACGATTTTATTAACGGTGCTAAATATTTTATGCAGTTAAATACTACAGCATTATCTGCTTTAGGCTCTACTATATGGAATGATACAGAACCTACATTAAATACATTCACTTATGGTAATCATAGTAATATAAATGCTCTAAATGTAAACTACATAGATTACTACTATGGAGAAACACCAAACACTAAGATAGTATCTTATCAAGGTACTGGTAATGTAGGTAATGATGCTTTAAATAATATTGGTATGGATTGTACTGATAGTGGTACTAAGGCTAAATTAAAAAGATTAGATGCGGTTGGTGATTGGGTTAAGAAAGATAATGTTAGGGGTGGGGCAAACTCTTTATATTCAAATCTTTCAAGTGCAGAGGGGATTGCACATGAAGTTACTTTCACTGATACTGGTATTATTATTGATAACACTTTAACAAGTTCAAATGCACTTAATGGTACTTACCTAGCAATTATCCACACACCAAGCTACAATCAACCCATAGGTGGTAAATACATAGGCTTTAAAACTAACATCAAAGCAACCCTAGCAGATGGCAAAGCAAATGAAGCTAACAAAACAGCTTTAGTTGATGCACCATCACTAGCTCAACTTGATGTAGGAACTGGTAATGCTAACACTACTCAACACGTATATTTAAAAGGTGATGCAACAGTAGTTAATCAGCCTTATCCTTTGAACTCAGGACTTAATCGAGCTGATGCCGATAAATGGGGTGTTGATGTATTAGATGCTAATGGTGTTGTAACTGGTAAGACTACAGCTAGACATGGTACTTATGCTAGTGATACTGGTTTTGTTAGTGCGAGTAGTGAGTTATCTGCTACTTATCCTATACATAAAGTTTTTGATAAAATTAATAGTACGGGGTGGATTAGTATTGCGTCTACTACTGCCAATATAACTTATTCATTATCTAAAAAAAGAGTTTTAATTTCATATTCATTTACTTCTGATGGTACAGCAAATAGAACACCTTTGGATTATACAATTAAGGGTTTAAATTCAGATGGCACATGGACAACACTAGAGAGTGTAACTGGAAATATTAATACAGTTGCGTTCTACAAAAAACCTAAAGTCACCCTTGCTAACACAACAGCATATCTAGCATATAAACTTGACGTAACAGCCATACAAGTAGGTGGCTTAAACGTTGGGCTTTCTGAGATAGATTTTCAATTCGCAGTAGACGATACACCATACCTAAACATCACAGATAATGTAATCTACACAGATGTAAACGACACAGTAACAGATACATTTACAGAGTTAGGTACAGCAGTAGTTGATGGCACAGAAACAGTAAGCCATATTACACAAGCAGATACAGATGTGGTTCAATTTAGTAAAGCTGTGTTTCATGATGAAGTTGAATTTGAAAAAGGCACAATAGGAGCTAATCAATGTAGTGCATGGGTTAATTTTGATGGGACTACAACACCAGTAACTATCAAAGATAGTTATAATGTGAAAGATGTAATCAGAACATCTACTGGGTTGTTTGATATTATTTTTGAGAAAGAATTAGATAATGATAATTACTCTTGGAGTTTAGGAAGTGATAGAGCAACAGCACCTATATCAGCATATTGGGGTGGAGCAAAAAGAGTTGATAAATTCTCATTTGGAACAGCAAATACATCATTAGTACCAATAAACGCAGTAGAAAATTCGTGTATTATCTTTGGAGGTAAAAAATAATGTGGATAAGTAAAAATGAAGATGGTACAGTAGCAGTAGGGAATGTAGATAATGGTAATGGAGCAGTAGAAGTTCAATCATTACCCGATTCACAAGACGTATTATTATGGAATGATGCAGAGCCGACAGCACCTATTGTAGATGTTGGCTTAGTTACTAAACGTGAAAGGGAAGCATTTAAAGCAGAGCGACAAAAGCTAGTAGATAATATTGAAGTGACTTATAACGCTTTAATCTTTCAAGGTGATGAAATAAGTCAAGATAGAATGAGTAGAGCCATTAACGCTTTACCCGATGATGTATCCACTATCTTGTGGGTAGCAAAAGATAATACAGCTACACAATTAAATAAGATAGACCTTAGAGCTATTTTGTTTGATGCGGGTAATCAACAAGCAAGTATTTGGATACCTTAATGTATACCCTCAAATATTCATCTACTATTGATAATAAAATTGTAGTCTTAGAAGATTATATTTTTGATGGTATCAAAGTAGAGGAAGGGTTTGTATCAAATGGTGGAGATATCCCAAGAATATTTTGGTTATTCACAACACCTCATAAAGCTAAGTATCTTCCTTGCTATGTAGTACACGACCATTTATGTGAACTTGAATTATATGATGTAGCAGATTGTGTTTTAGAAGAAATGCTATTAATTGCAGAAAAAGAAAAACACACTATCATTACAAGAGGAATAATATTCTTTGTAAAACTCTATCATAGGATTAAATATGGAAAATGAAAACGTAGATTTATGGGGTAGACATAGAATCACTACAAGACTATTAGCATTAGCTCTTATTTACGCATATATACACGCTATAAGAGCTGAAACTCCAAATCAAGAGATAGTATTCATTACTGGCTTATTTGCTCTTATAGCTCTTATTGTGTTAACATTTGGGCTTAATTCGATTACTAAGGTAACTGGTATGATAAAAGCATGGAGAAACAAATGAAAAATAAACAAAGAAAGCCTAATAAATTTAAAAATGAGTTTCTATGGTTTGTGGTAGAAAGTTTTTCTTTCATGAAAGGGCATAATAAACTATATATAGCTATGCAGATTCCGTATAGATTTTATTTATTTAAAAAGGTTAAGTGATGAGTACAGAAAGCATAATCGGTTTAGTTATTGCATTAGGTCTTTTAGGTTCGTCAGCATGGCAAGAATACAAAAATGATAGATTAGAGAGAAAGATTATCAACCTTGAAACTATCATGGTGTATAACAAAGCTGTACTTGATGGGAACTACACAAAGCAAAAAGTCTATAAAGAACTTACAGATAAAATAGAAAAGGAACATGATGATGAAGTTAAATCTCTTAATGATACCGCTATTGGCGATTCTATTACTTTCCCTTAGTGGTTGTACTAAAATTGAATACTTACCATGCCCTAACTATGAACCTAAGACACTACCACCCACCTTAGACCTTAATGGTACTATGAAGCGTGTAACAGCCGATAAATGGCTAGTTGACCATAATATAGTATTAGGTGTTAAACGATTCGAGAAAGCGTGTTATGAGCGTTCAGCAGACTTCATAAGCACAATGGAAGCGATTAACAAATATAATGAAGAAATAAGTAAAGAATAACGTGCTATAATCCAAATAAAAAAGGGCCAATATGCCAGCAATTAATGAAGATGATAAAGACCTCATACTCTATCTTGGAAACCTATCCTCTAATGTTGGTAGTTTGGTTGAAGCCGTTAAAGGTACTACTAACCAACTAGATACCTTACAGTTTAGTGTTCAAGAGCTACTTAAAGCTGAGACAGATAGACGGTTGGAACATCAAGAAACCTTGCAAAATATCAAACGTTTAGATAGTCGTGTTGATGACAGAAAAAAAGAAATCTCTGAGATTAAAGATAACGATAAAGAACTCGCAAAAAAGATTGAGGCACTTCTTACAGCTATTCCTGATAAGTGTGACGATACCACGAGTAAATCTTCAGAATATACGGATAGAGAAATCACTAAACTATACCGTACCTTTGGTATCGTATGGTTAGTTTCTGCTTTCCTATTAGGTATTATTTTAAACCTAACAGACGGTAATGAAGATGATATCAAAACTCACATCAGTATCGTTGAAAAAAAGATTGATGACCATATCGCTATTAAAGCTAAACCCTAAAGGATGATGATAAATGATAACTCAAGCACTAATCAACAGTATTAAAGAGGAAGAGGGTTTCAGCTCTCATGTTTATAAGGACACATTAGGTGTTCTTACTATTGGTTTTGGTACCAACCTTAAAGAAGGTATCTCAAGAGAAGAGGCTCACGCCCTATTAGAGATACGTTTAAAGAATAAGATTAAAGGTCTAATCTCTGCTAAACCTATTGTTGAGAACATCAACTCAGTGAGACAGGATGTTCTAGCTAATATGGCCTATCAACTAGGTGTAACTGGTGTGTTAAAGTTTAAAAAGATGTGGGAAGCTCTTGACCGTTTAGATTTTAAGACAGCATCTAAAGAGATGATGGACTCAAAATGGTATCAACAAACACCAGCACGATGTGAGAGACTTGCTACCCAAATGTATAAAGGGTAGCTGTTTACGCTATAATGCTATAACAAACAGGAGTATAACATGGCACAAGTGAAACCAGTAGCCGTTACAGGCGTATCAACAGGAGCAGTTGTTGGAGCTAACATTGATGCCAACTTCGATGAGTGTTACGCTGAGGATATCGCCTTAGGCGGTAGAATCACAACACTTGAGGGTAATTATATAGACCGTACTTACGATTACGTACAGGTAGCCAGCTTTACAGTAGCTAATGATACCTATGAGACAGTAGCTCAATTAGTTACTCCGTCAAGAGGTGCTGGTACGTATGAGTTAAAGATGTCAATGATTCATTCTTTAAACTCAGTAACAACCTCTGCGTTCTTTAGATTTTCTACTGACGGTGGAAGCACTTGGACTGAAGTACGTAAAGAACCTAAAGACAATACAGATAATGTTGTTGACACTCTCATCCATGTTGACGTCTTTGCTGGTGGGATTAAAGACATTGTTGTACAAGCGAGAAAAGAAAACGCTGGCGATGTCTTGCTTGTTACCCATTTAGATATTATCTACCAACGTGTAGTATAAAGGATAGGTTATGACAGCAAGTGAAAAAGCAACCGTAGCCTCAGCTGGTATCACTGCTGGTACCACTATCCTAAGCGGTATTCAAGAAACAAAAGCTTTTGAGAGACAGGCTAAAGCTAAGGCTGATGCCAAGATAGCTAACATGAAACAAGCTACAACATCTTATGAGTTCTCGATGTCTAAGATGAAACAACAAGTTGAAGAACTTGACCAAGTGTTAGGTAGCAAACTTTCTGAGCGTTCAATGCAATCGCTCAAAGACCAAGCGAGGTTACGTGTAGCTTCTGCTGAGACAGGGACTTCAGGTGGTACAACTGACCTTGCAATCCAAGAGGCGTTCATGGCTGAACATTTTGATAAAGCTAACATTATCGCATCAGCTACTAATGAACAGCGTTCAATTCAAACTCAAATGGACTCACAGACTATTAAACTACAGTCAGACTTATTATCCTTATCTACAGGTATGCCGAGAGTAAGTAGTGACGGATGGTTAACCGCAACAAGTGGTGGTATCTCAGCATTTCAACAGACCTTAGCGATGTTACCTAAACAAAGTAAAGAAGATTTATTCGTAGGAGATGACTAATGGCTACCCTTAAAGAGACAGCTGGCAAAGTAGCACGTACAACCTCAGGTGTTAAGGGTGCGACTATCAGTACCTCAGCACCATCAGCGACTATCCAAGAGAGTAAAACGATTGATAAGGGTGCGAAGCTCGCTAAAGACCTTGGCATCAACTTACAAAAGATAGCTGGTGAGGTTCAATCTGCAAACATTAGTGCTGGTAAGAGAGCTGGTTCCGAGCTACTAGCTGATTACACTGAAGCTATGGCTCAAAGTAATCAGAAGTTTGCTGAAATTCCTAACCCTACAGCTCAACAATACGCTGATAAAACAGATATGGAGCAACAACTCTATCAAGAGATGGTGACTAAGGGTAGTTTCGGTAACAATGACCTTGCTAACCAAGGCTTTAAAGATGTATTCGCTAAACCAGCTACTAACCTACTGTTCGCTAACAAGCAAAGAAACTCTCAGATTGGTACAAAACTCTTTCAAAAAGAAGAGACTGAAGCGGTTGAGCTACGAGCCAATAAAGCTTTAGCAACTTTCAGTGGTAACACTGTAGTTTCTAGTATGACTAAAGATATGGCTGACACCTTAGAGGACCAAATTGTAGGAGCTGGACTCGATAAAGACGTTGCTACTAATAAGATTGTAACTTCACAATTAACATCTCTTGAGCGTTTAGCTACTGAGGACCTTAACAAGTTAGCAGTTATGTACACTAAAGATGAACAGGGTACGTTCAATGGTCTTTTTGGTGCGGTTGCAACGATGGATAAAAAAGGTGAAATTCATAAAGTTAAAAAGGATATGTCAGACGTTGAGTTTAAACGTATTCTTGGTGGATGGAAAGTGTTAGGCTCAACTGTTGGTAAACAAACTGATATTGATACTCAAATAACTGAAGCTACAGCCAACTTGAAAAGTAAATACGTAACGATGTCAAGTGAGCAAGTACAAACAGCGGTTAATGGTATTGTCACTCAAGGTAATCAAAAGAACGCCTTAGGCTTCAAGCTCAGTAAAAGTGAGTTTAAAGCTGTACGTGAAGCGAGCTTGGTAGGAGCTACTTACGAGAAGTTGAGTGCTATCTATACAGGTATCGCTAAAGACGGTGGAGCTGGACTAAGAACAGCAAGAGCTAATGGTGTGGATATTGCAACCACTATCCCAAGCCAAGATGGTCTATCTTCAATTACGGTTAACTACAAGTTGAAACCAGCTGAGATTGACAACTTCTTAAAGACTAAGTTCACTGACGAAGTTAATCAGATGATAGCAAGTGGTAGTCCAGCAAGTGCTAATAAGTTAGCGAACACTGTCAAGTCTCTCAAGTTATCAGGACTTGGTGACTTACCTGTAGTTACTAAGATTGTCAGAGATGCTAACCACGGTGCGTCAGGAGCTAAGAGTATTACAGAGTTGAACAATACGATTGTAACCGCTGTAGCTTACGGTAACGACGCTAAAGGTGGCGACACTTATGCTGACGGTCCAACCCAAGGTGATTATGAGATTATCCAAAACCTACAAGCAAGATACGCTAAAGAGCGTGAGAGTGGTGTTAAAATCTCTGAAGCTGATGAGCTACTACGCCTTAAGTCTGCTTATAACATTGTGTTGAACAATCGTAAAAAAGATTTTACACAACCTGATGTTATGAAACAGCATATTGCGAACCAAGACAAAGGTGAGGAATACGAGAACTTAGTTGAGGGTTACGCTGTAGGTACGGTGCAACCTGTACAGGGTGTTATGGATATCTTAGGTAAACTTACACGTAAGAACTCTAATGAGGTTACAACTCCTGAAGAGTTTGAAACAATGGCCCGTTCACGTACAGCAGTTATTGACAGCGATGGTGTGTGGGGTACAAGTATGACTATTATTAGACCTTACTCGCTATCTACAGCTGAGGGTGGTCAACGTACTGATGTCGCAGTTACAGGCGACCAAATGCAAAAGAACATGACAACCCTACTTAAACGTAGCGTTGATAAGCTTGGAATTAACATTGAGGTTGACGATGACTCTATTGGTGATGATGAAAACTTTAAAGTCTCACAGAGTATTGGCGATGATGGTACGATATTAACAGCAGTTAGTGTATACTCAGCTGGTAAATTGCTCCACTATGAGGTGATGTATCCTGATGAGGTAGCAAGTGGTAAGAAAAATTACAATAGACTAGGGCTTAAATAATGACTGATAAAAACCCTGAGTATGGTGACGTAACCGCGTCAACATCTACAAGCCAACCGTATAATATTGATGAGCGTAAAATTGGTGCTGATGTTATCACACAAACCCAAGAGGGTTTAGCTGGTAGCAAAGAAGAGAATGAGCGTTTAGGTAAAGTTGAGTCAGCTACATGGTTCAACTCTGAAGCTAGTCTCTTTGTAGGTGAGAAGTGGAGAGGTTTTTCTAATACATGGGATGACACATGGTTAGCACGAGGTGTTGACTACTTCCAACATGATAGAGAGTTTTGGCAAGAAGAAGATAAAGAGTTTACAGCTAACTTTAAAGGTGATGCGGTGTTAGAGTACGCTAACTCTGTTGGCCTTGACTTTAATGACATCAACTCATTCGACTTTGCTAAAAATGCAGAACATCGTGACAGCTTAGTAGCTGGTATCAAAGAGAAGAAACGTAGAGAAACACAAATGGCTAACGCCTTAAGCTCTACAGAGAGAATTGTATCATCATTAGCTACAGGTATCGCTGGTGATATTGATACGATTATTGCTCCTGTTGCGAGTATTGGTGCAAAGATAACTGGTGCCTCAAAGATTATGGCCCTCGGTGCTGGTGCGACGCACGTTACTTACGGTCAGTTTATAGCTGAGACTCAAGATGACGTCTCGTGGGGTGAAGCAACTTTATTCAGTCTTATTGGTGGAGCTATTGATGGAGCCATTGTCTCAAGAGTTAACACGGAACCACTGACTAACAGCCTTAAAGGTATGCCGAGTAACGCTACAGTAGCTAATGTTGCTGAACAAGAGATTGCGATGTTACCGCGTTTTTCTGAGACAGGTCAGATGCCAACAATTATCACTGAGTATAAACCTACTCATCGTGTGGAACCAGCTAAAGAAGTTGCGTTCCATGAGGACATAAAGAAGCTTGATGATATCGAGTTCGCTGTAGAGTATGAGAAGCGTATGGAGTTTTATGAACAAGCCATCCAAAAAGCTTCAACACCTATGGAGAAAACTGTAGCGGTTGAAGCACGTGCAAAACTTAATGAAGAGGTAGTTAACAGACAGTGGGTAGCTAAAATGGATGAAGCTGAGTTTATCGCCAAGCGTGATGAGTTAGCTAAACGTGACTTAGAGACACCTAGCTTACAAACTAAAGACAATATCGCACGTCTTGATAGCATTATTCGTGAGATGAAGCGTGTTCGCGTATCTAAAACATTACCTAAACACGGTGTTAAGCAAACAGATGAAGTATTAGAGACTCAAGCCAAACACATCTCAAAGGTTGAGAAAGAGTTGTCCCTAGCTCGTCAGTCCATCAAAGACCAAGAGATGGTAACTAAATCTATTGATGAGGGTTTAGAACACACTAAACAAAGCATTGATGAGATAAACAAAGCGGATAAGTCGGGTATTGAGCAAGAGACTTTTGATGCTTACAAACATCTTCATGACAACGGCACCTTATCAGATGAAGCGTTCAAGATGTTAGAAGATGCGTTCAACGCTGGTAAACCTATGACGCCTCCAAAGATTAAGATGACGCCTGACGGTGATAACATGAAAGTGACTGTTGGGAACAAAACCTTTTCTACTCCAAAGAAAGTAGCCTTAGGCCTTATCGCTACAGGAGCTTTAGCTCAAGCTGACGATGGGTTCAACCCTTCATCTGATGGTTGGATGATACTAGCTGGTGCTATTGGTTTAGGACTTGGTGTTGCTAACGCTGGTCGTATTTGGGAGATGACCAAAAATGGTACAGCTATCGCACGTAACGCGAAACTGTTAGACAGAACGCGTGATACAAGAGCTGAGTTATCAGACCTTGCTGTTAAAACGCGTATAAGTATTACAGAAACTTTGCAACCACTACTAAACGGTGCTACTGAAGCTGGTAAGAAGTTAGTTAATGACTTCTACTTCAATCCAATCGAGGGTAAAAAGACTGTTGAGCGTGTTAAGAATATGACTTATGAGAGTATTATTAAACCCTTACAACGTGAAAGTCATGAGAACTACAGAGAGTGGTTAAAAGAAAGTGGTACAGGAGCCATCGAAGGAAAGCTGTCTCTCTTTCGCAATATGAGCAAAAGAGCTGAGTTTAACCATGAGGTTACCCGACTCCTTAAAACAGGCGAGAAGTCAGAGTATGAGTCATTAAACAAGGCTGTTGAGACTACGCGTAAATCTTTAGACTCAGTATTGAAGAATATGCAAGATGCTGGTATCAAAGGTATTGAAAAGATTACAGAACTAGAGAACTATGTCCCACGTATGGTTAAGGGTGGTAATATTGAAACTCTTATGAGAGCTATGACACCAGCTTCACGCGAAGTGTTCATGAAAGAGTTTACTAAAATGTTCCATAAGACAACTAACCCTGAAGCTACTGCTGAGGCGTATCTTGAAACTATGGGTGCATTAAACTCTATGCAAAAGATATCAAGCAAAGAAGCTATCAGTAAGATTCAAGAAACATTGAGAGCCAAAGGTCTTGACGTTGAGTTAGCAGATGACTTAGCTGAAGCTCTTGGAGTGGGGACTAAAGGATACAATCGCCTTAAAGCTCGTATCCCTATGGATGAGACAGCGTTTGGTAAGATAGAGTTAACAGTGAGAGATGGTGACGGCTTCAAGACAATCAACGTTGGTATCAACGATGTTGTTGAGAACGATATCATGAATATTATGCAGACTTACGCTAATCAGTCATCAGGTCATATCGCCTTTGCAGACTTAGGTTACAAGTCTGTTGATGATGCTATCGCTCAGGTTAATGATATTGAGAGTGGGTTCAATCCTAAAGCTAAAGAGACAATCCTCAATGATATTGAGCTACTTGCTGGTAGGCCAGTAGTTGACTACTCAGATGCAACCAATCGTTTTTGGCGTGATGTCTCTAATTACGCTATGGCGAAAGCTATGATATTCTCAACGCTATCTCTGATTCAAGAGGCTGGTGCAACTATGGCTAAGATGGGTACAAGCGGATGGAGCGAGAGCTTCAAGAAAGTTAGTCGTGGTATGATTAACACTCATGGTCGTGACAGTATGTTGATTACACGCTTACAAAACCTCACAGGTTTAGGTATGCACAGATACGGTGCTAGTTACGGTGCGTACAAAACACTTGACGATACAGGTAACTTGGCTGGTGGTGAGGGCTTTGGTGGTGTAGTTAGTAAGGTTGGTGAGATGTCAAGAGATGTTGTGCTACACGTACTACCTTTTGTTAAAACCTCTGACGCCCTGACTGAGATTAATCTTATTGATACAGCTCAAGTTCTAGCAGAGTTTAAAGCTGGTACCTACACGTTCAAAGCTCATGAGAAAGTAACGTTCGGGATTACACCTGAGTTTGAAAAGATGTTGCAAAAGTATGAGTTTAAGATGAACGATAAGGGTAAGGTTATGGATATCGAGCTTGACAAATGGTCAAGAGCTGACCGTATGGAGTTCGCTACAGTCGTGGACCTTATGATGCAGAAACGTATTCAACAAGCAACGTTCGGTGGTACAGGTGCGTACACACGTCAAACCGCTTTAGGTGGGATTATCTCTAACCTACTTAAGTATCCTATGAACGCTTACTCAAATCATGGTTCATTCTTAGGTCGTGGTATCTTTGCTGGTGACGGTCAAGCGATGTTACAAGTCGCTATGTGGACAGGTACAGGAGCATTGCTTACTTCTTTACGTTCAGAGATTAAAGGTAAAGAGTATGATGAAACTGATATGATTATGGGTGGATTGTTAAATCATCCATTTATGGGTGCTTACAGTGCGGGATTAGGTCTACTGGACCCAGCACCTATGGGGTTATCGTCTAATATCGGAGACTTTTTAAACCTATACAATTATAAATAAGATGTCTTGAGGAGGACTTATGACTAAAAAAGAAAAACTTGAAAGACTTGATGAGCTAGTGCTTGATAGAATGGTTAAGCTTGTTGAGAACGGAGACACAAACGAACTAGCTGAGTTGTCAGTAGCCGTTAACTACCTTAAGAGTAACGCGGTTGTAGAAGAAAAGTCTCGTAGCTCTGTTGAAGAGGACACTAAGGCCCGTCTCGCTGAGGCTGATGAACGTAGGAAAAAGAAGGCATTAAGCACATGACGCCTAGAGAACAAGTTGCCATCTTTACCCAAGATGGTTGGGGACAACTCAACGAGGATGATAAGTATTTCTCAAATGAAGCCCTTGAGGACAATTTTATCTACTTCTATACTTATGCCTTTGCTCACCTCGGCTTACCCCGTCCTAGTAAAGCACAGTACGAAATAGCCCTATTCCTGTTAGACACATCTAATCCTCACAGACTTATCATGGCGATGAGGGGTTTATCTAAATCATTAAGCTCACAGATTTATGTTGTATGGCGGTTGTTAAATAACCCTGATGAACATATCCTTGTCATGTCAGCTGGTTCAACTCGTGCAAAGAATTATTCGCAGTTTGTACAAAAGCTTTTGAAGATACTACCTGTTACTAAACATATGGCTCCTAGACACAATATTGAGCGTACATCGGGTGAGAGTTTTGATGTTGCTGGTTCTACAGCTTCAGATGCTCCAAGCGTTTACGCTGTTGGTGCTAAGACTCAAGTAACTGGTTTCCGTGCAACCTTAGTTGTTTATGATGATATCGAAACGGCTCAGACTGTTGAGTCAGCAGTGATGTCAGAAGCGATTGATACCTATGCTATGGAAGCTCAGAATCTCTTGATGAGTGGACACGATGAGTCAGTTACGCTTTGTACCCCTCACTCGATGTCATCCATCTATGTGAACTGGATTGATGAGAAAGGGTTTGTACCTCTTGTTATCCCAGCTCGTTACCCTGAGAATGACCTATCATACTTTGGTGGCCTTGCTCCTTATATCAAAGAAGCTATTAAAGAACATCCTGAGTTGATTGGTAAAGCAGTGGATGAAAGACTTAACGATGACTTCTTAACGTCTAAAGAGCAACGTATTGGTAAGTCTAAATTCAAGTTACAGTATCAGTTAGATGTATCTGATGCGGATGACTTGCGTTATCCTCTCAAGTTATCAGACTTTATTGTGGATAACGTTGACGATGACCATGCACCACTTAAGATGACTTACTCTTCAATGCCTGATAATATCCTATATCAGAAACATAACGGTTTTGCTAAGGACAAATTATACACCCCAGCGTATCGCTCTCCTGAGATGGCTGAGTACGACTATCGGATAATGTCGATAGATACAGCTGGTAAAGGTAAGGATGAGATTGGTATTACCATCCTCTATCACCTCAATACGCGTATCTTTGTTAAGAAGATTATTGGTATTGCTGGTGGTTATGAAGATGAGGTGATGGAGAATATTGCAAACCTTTGTAAGATACATCGTATCGAGACGCTAGTACCTGAGGACAACTACGGTGATGGTGCGTTCTCTAAGATGTTAGAACCACACGTAACGCGTATAAGCCCTGATACAGAGATAGAGGGGATAAAGGTTACAGGACAAAAAGAAGTGCGTATCATTGAGACGCTAGAGCCTATTATGAACCAACACCGTATTGTTGTGGATAAAGAAGTCTTTGAGCATGACCTCAACGCTCCTAGTCGTAACTACTCATTCACCCATCAGTTAGCTAAGATAACCAAAGAGCGTGACAGTTTGACTCATGATGACCGATTAGATAGTTTAGCAAATGGAGTGAGTTTTCTACTTGATAAAATATCTGATGATGAGAGTAAAGGATTGGAGATACACGCTGAAGAAGAGGCTGACAAGAACTTAGAGTTCACGTTGCAAAACTTCAACGGCTCATACCGCAATAGAAGTTCTAATTACGGTACAAACTTTTAACGGTATCTGAAAGAGATACCGCTGTGTTTAAAGGTTTCAGTAACAGTAAGACCACCTATAGAGGCGTTTAACGTACTGTGAAGTACTGCCATGTAGTTGACATAGGTTTTAATCTTTTCTTCATCTGCCTCTTTCGCACCCTTATGTTCTTTACGATACGTGTATTTATAGATGTTCCCTTTACAGAAACCTATCATCTCACGTACCGTCAACTGGTCCTCAAGATGCTCAATCGCTGTTTTCTCTTGAGTATCGTAATGACTACTGTTAGGGTTAATAAGTGGGTGCAAGGTTATCATTACTTTTTACCATCCTCTCTCGTACAAGGGATAGGAACAAGAATCTCTCTTGTAGCTTGAGTACGTTGTTTCATCTGAATCGTGTTAAGTGCTGTCGCTGTATTGTTGTCAGTGAGAACACTTACTAGGTACTTACTACCATTGATACACTCAATCTTATGGATAACCTCAACACTTGCGAACAAGCTAGTAGTAACTAGCAACACTGTGAGTAATAACTTTTTCATCTTAATTCTCCTCTTTTTGTGAACGGGCTTTACGTTTATCCCGTAATTTTTTACGCTTACTCGCTGTCATCGAGAAGCACCAACTTGGTTAATATCGCTAACTCTAAGAACTGGTCAGCAGAGTTAGCATCCTCTTTTTGAGATTCCGCAGTGAGGATAGCTAGTTTGCCGACCAACTCCTCAGGGTTACCTTTACGTAGCATCTTCACGCATCGCTTAATAATAGGGCGTAGATGTTTAATCAGTTCCGCTTCTGTCATTCTTTTTCTCCTCATGTTCGTTCATCAATACCTCAACCATACCACGCATAGTACGGCCCTCAGCTTTAGCCATCTTCTTTAAACGCTCATGTTGAGGTTCAAAAAGACTTAAATGTTTCTCTTCAATTCGTGGGTTCATTACAAACCTTCCTTTCCGTGGTTTTCATGGAAGCCATATAAGACCTCCGCATTTTTACGAGCATCTACCGCATCACTGAACTTGACAAACTGGCCTAGCCATAATGTCTCTTTATCAACTCTTATTTGAGCAACCCAACGACTATCTCGTTTTTTCCAATGTACTCCTGTAACACCTGACGCGTTATCCTTTCGCTTAGAATTGTTTTTGCAGTTCTCACTGCGAGTAACGTCTCGTAAGTTTACCCACCTATTATCAGCCCGTATATGGTTAATATGGTCAACCTCATCAGGTGTTTCACCTAACATATACAGGTACGCCAACCTGTGAGCCAAGTATAATTTACCAAAAACCTTTATGCCGACATACCCATGAGTATTTAAACTCCCAGCTATATCGCCAACCATGACGCTATGATGATTACTTTTTATTCTAGTGAAAAGCCCACTATTAACATCATAATATAGTTCCTGTCGTAATTCAGATTGTGTTAACATCTCATAACCCGTGTTCTATACAGTCCCAAACGCTATCAGCTACAAAGGCTTTGCCTCCACTCATTCGCACGAGATGAAGTTGATGCTCTTGTAGCTTTGTAACGTTCTTCTTTTTACCAACCGCTTTGACTTCGATAGCTATGTACCTACCGTCCTTACAGACAGCCAAGTCAGCGACACCTTGCTCATTAGCTCTTACTATCTTAATGACGTAATAACCTTTGCCTTTAAGATAATCTACTATCTCTTTTTGTATCTTACTCTCTGATTTTGGCATATTAATCCTTTAGGTTTACTTTAATGCTTTCAGTAAATCATCTTGTACCGCATCCTTTTTAGCAAGGGCGGTCATTTTTATGTTTTTCTAAATGGTCATCCTGTGATAACCATTCACAGTTCCAATCCGCGTAACCTTTATCGTTGTTCTTCCGATGTATTTGAAACCCATCCTCATAACCATTTTCCATAGACCAATCATAAAACCTTTTAAAGTCTAAGAACCAATCGGGTGTCATACCTAAACCACAATACCTCTTATAGTCTTTATTCTTTGGGTTACTAACCCTTTGTTTCATGTTAGTCCATATTCGATATAACCTTGAATTACTTAATCCATGTTTATATCCATTAGCAGTTTGACTACAGGTGTAACACATTTTGTTACCACGCTTACGGTTAACATCATATTGATTGACAGTCACCTCTTTGTCGCAAGACGGACAAAGATATACTCCTAATCTAACCTTTCGACCACTTTCGGTTTTACTTGTACCTAAGTCTTTAATTAATTGCATTTTAACGCCTTTAGTAAATCATCTTGTACCGCATCTTTTTTTGCAAGTACTCGCATGAGATGTTCTTCAATTTCTCCAACAGCAATGTGCATTAAACGTACGGTATGGTTTTGTCCTTGACGATGTAGTCTAGCATTAAATTGCTGATATAATTCTAAAGAAAACGTAAAACCATACCAAACAGCAAGTGAGCCTCCGTGTTGGAGATTAAGCCCGTGTCCAGCAGATGCTGGATGTGCCAATAGAAGTTTGATGTTACCTTTGTTCCACTCCGCGACAGCTTCACCCTTTTTGTCAAGAGTGACCGCAGTAGGAAATTCGTCAAGAAGTGCCTGTAACTCGTGCTTATAGTTGTAGGCGATGAGGATATTATCATTTGGGTTTTCATCTATAATCTCCTTAAGTGTATCCAGTTTTAATCTATGGATGTTGTGTACGACACCATTCTCATCGTACACATTCCCGCTACAGAACTGTAGAAGCTTGTTGGATAAAGTCGCGGCCGACATGGCTGTAAGCTTATCGTCCTTAGTTATAGACATTATCATCTCTTTCTCAAACTTGGTGTATTGAGTGAGAAGTTTACCCTCCAACTTGTTACCAAGCACTGAGGGGATAAGGTCAGGTAGTTCTAAGTAGTCACTAGCTTGCATACTCAAGACAACATCTTGTATCTTATCTTGGATACGTTTAACGCTACCCTCTCGCAACTCATAGTTGTAACCCATGAAGTCACTAATAAAATACTGACTCTTATAGCTGGTGATGTTACGACCAAGACGCGTACCACCATCTAACAGATAAACCTGTGACCATAAGTCCATATAACCATTAGACGCTGGGGTACCTGTTAACAGCACCATACGCGTAACCTTATGTAAGACCTTCTTTAGAGCTTTAAAACGCTGTGAGGCGTGGCTCTTGAACGATGAGGACTCATCTATAACCACCATGTCGAAAGGCCATTTAGATTTGTAGTATTCCACAATCCATTTAACATTCTCTCTGTTAATTACATAGATGTCAGCACTGCGTTGTAAAGCCTTGACTCTATCTTCCAGTTTACCTGTAACAATACTGAACTTTAAACCCTTAGTGTGTTCCCAGTTCTTAGCCTCAGTGTGCCATACAGTGTTAGCAACACGTAAAGGTGCAATAATCAAGACGCGATTAACATGAAACCTATTCCACATTAACTCATCAATAGCTGTGAGCGTTGTAATTGTTTTACCTAATCCCATGTCGAGAAAGAGTGCCGATTTTGGTACGTCTAAAACGTGACTAACCGCCCTCTCTTGGTAATGGTGTAGGTTATCTATTGTTAACATCCTTATATCCTTTTAGTTATAGTTTACATTTGTCGTAGTTCGCCTTGCACCAAAGCTCTTTAGCCTCAGGTGATAAGTCTTTCTCAAACTTACCTGTTTTAAGATTGATTTTACCACGTCGAGACTCAATCTCTTTAATGGTTTCATCTAAAGTCTTGTCAGCATCATAGCCCATCTTGTAAATAGCACCAGTAGCCACAACGATAATGTCATTGAGGGCATCAATCATCTCATGTTCTGTTGGGACTTTATAGCGTTGTGGCATAAGCTTGTGCCACCATCTAGTGTTCTCTACTGGTGTAGATATGAACTCCAATAACTCCTCACTTAGTAGCTTTATTTCGGTTTCATGATTAAAACCTTTTGCTATTAAACCTCTACTCATATTCCAATAATAAATCTTTTTAAATCGTGTCATTAAACATCTCCTCTTTCATGTTATTGAACTTCTCAAGAAAGTTTTCTTTACCTATAATAGGTGCTTTATCTTTGTTCTTTTCATACCACTCTCGCTTACGGTCGTTAGTACAAATCTTACAAGCTCTTTGTCTGCCAAATGAATATATATTCTTTGAGTCTTTATAGAACTCATCAAAAGGTTTAAACTCATCACACTTATTACACTGCATTGTATCACCTTCTCTAGGACAAGGTTTAACATTCTTGCCTTTACGCTGTAATAGTTTCTTTTCTGGTCTACCTAAACACTTTCTACAGTCAGCGTAATTGGTGTAAAACATATCTATATGCTTTATCTCATCACACTTTCTACAACATCTTTGTTCATCAACAACTGTACCACGATAGTTACAATTAGGTTTAGCATCTATCACACCTCTACGTTTATGATGGTATAGAGCCTTGCAAGTTTTGCAAGTGTTATACATTACACCCATTGTAGTTACATAGAAGTTAGGTGAAGCGTTCTTGTGTTCGCCACACTCTTTACACTTTCTATAGGTTGCAATACCATTAGCCCACTTCTCTTGGATAATTTCTGTAACACAGATTGAGCATATGTCCTTATCTTGTTGATAAGCTTGCAAGCTCTTTCCAACACCACACTCTTTACACTTCTTTAGTTCTTTCCACTGACTCATATTTATCCTCCTATAAATTCAAGCATACGTTGTTTATGCTTTTTCTTTTTGTCTATCACCTCATTACGTGATGCAAAAATAATCAAATCATTTGAAGTGAAGTTATCACGATTTTTGATATGCTCGTTACGTGTTTCTTCTAAGCATGATATCTCACCATCAATAGTATTGATTATATCTTCTGCTGTTAAGCCAGTATGCCTTAAGTATCTGTGTAGTGTTCCGTAAATTAGTTCTGTTTCGTTCATCTAATACTCCTTAGTTGATACACTACCGATACAAGCGTTATAAGTGCTATACTTAGTAGTGTTGCTATGTCTGCTTAATAAAGTGTCATTGTTGGTCTTTTAATACCCAAATATTTTCATACATTTTACAAACTTGTTTTTGTTCGTATAAGCCTGATTCCGAAAACTTAGCATTTTTCTCTTTAATGTCTTTGCCTATCATAGTTCCTATAATATAAGAACCTACTAAGACGCTTACTGCGATTATAAAATATTGTTTAGGTGTACTCATCTCTATTCCTTTACTTCTGAAATTGTGACTTTATACTTTTTCCCACCTAATGAGCTACCATTAAAAGCAAAATCAATATCACTATCATGTATAACTATTTTACTTGTTCCCATCATTTCAGTACCCATTGTTAAACTTGCTTCAAACTCTGCCACCACACCCTCTTTAAGTGCTGATAGTTCGGCTTGTAGTGATTGGATATACTCTGATAGCATCATTAAATCGTCACCAATATCTAACCCTAGCTTATATTGTTGTTGTATTAGTTTTAAATCATCTATATTCATCTCTTATCCTTTAGGTTACAGTAATAGAAAAAAATTCTATTTTAATTGTTAACTTATCATTGATGTTTGAATAGTCTTTGGCTTCCATTTCACCTAAGTTAACTGACTGTTCTGATACATTAACAAACCTATCGTTTTTTAATACCTCTATCGTTTCATCATCTAAATCTGATAGCTTCAAAACGACTTGCACAGATGTATAATCATCATTTATTGCTTCAACTGAAATAGGTTTATTGTTAAATCTTGCTACTACTGCTTGTATTGATGCTTCCATCTCTTATCCTTTAGGCTCATAGAACCGAGTTAAAACATAATCGTTACGCTTATGCTTCTTTGTTGCTTTACTTGATGATAAGCCACCTTTAATGATTATTCCCATGCCTATTACGAATATGATTGAGTATATGTATTCCATTATTCTGCCTCTTTTTCATTGTGCAATATCTCATATAAAAATGCTCTGAATTTGTCATCATCATAACTACTTGGAGTAAATTTCGCATCCTTGGGAGTATATTCAAAATTATCAAATAACTCTCTCACAAAATGGTTGTTATATTTGAAAGCCATATCACCATTAGTTCCACCTATTAAGGCATTTTGTATTATTTTCATTACATCTATTTTCATTATTCTTTACTCCCTTGAACCCCAAATTCTGTGTTCCATTCACCTTTTTTAATGTACGTGATATTGCTTTCTGTATGCTTTGTTTTTTTGAAAGCATCTAAGCTGTTAATGTGTAGTGATAAGAAAAATATTATTGCTATAATTAATAATACGATTCCTAAGTAAATCACATATAATAGTGGGTCTGTTTTGTTTTCAGTTTTCATTTGTTACCCTTTTTTCGATTACATTTACGGCACAACATCTGTCCGTTACTGATGGTAGTCTCACCACCTTTAGACCACGCTATAATGTGGTCAGCTTCACCGCTTCTATCATTACCTTTACGTGGTAACAACTTCACGTTACAAAATACACATCTCCCATCAGCTAACACCCATAAGGCATTATACTGGTGATTGTCAAAGAACCTACTATCCACTTTACTATAAAGGGCGTTAGGCTTAAAGCATAATACCAACAGTATTATGAGTGAGGCGATTATTTGTTGCATCATGCCTCCTTATAATTATTTACAGTATCTAAGATAAGTTGCATCGTTTTTATCTTCATACCTGAGCCTGTGTCCCGCGTCTTTTTTAAACGGGTGAACGTAGGTGCATCTAGCTCCAACCTTTTACGTACAGAGGTTTCAGAAGTAAGACCATTAACGTTACCAAAAATTGTAAGGGCCTTTAAAACCTTGATTGCAAAAACAGCCTCAGGAGTAGTTGCAGTAGGGTTACTTGTAGTTACATTTGGGGTTACAGGCTTAGGTTCCGTAACTGTTACTACCTCTTCACGTAAAAATGTAACGGCTTTCACTTGAGCTATCATGATAAAGAATAGGGCGATGATTTGCAGTAGTGTTTCAATACCAAAAACAATCTTAGTTGCGTTAGTAGCGGTGCTATGGTTAGTCTCTTTTAACTGTTGAATACTAGCCATAGTTTTTTGAATCGTAATAGGCCAATCTCTCTCAGCGTCAACAATACTTTTTAAAGTTTGTTCAGCAAGTTCAATAGCCTTATCATTAACACCAGCCATAACCTCAGTCCTACCATCTTTTGAGATACTGTAAGAAGCCATACACAAAACAACCGTGTAAGTAACAATCCCTAAAGTCTTGTTACCTGTTGCTAAGAAGTAGATAGCAGATAACTCGAACATAACCGCCCAAGCCCAACCAATATCACTACCTGTTATCTCAACCCAAGCAAAACCGCTGTGAAGTTGGAACAATATTATAGAACCTAAAACAATTAACCATGATAGTTTACGCATAATCAACTCCTAAATCTTTTAACTTGCTTATCGCTTCAGCCTCATACCATTCCCAATCTAAGTCCTCAGGCAACTCATCAGTTAAGTCCATCATAGGTACACAACCGTCTGTCTTAGGTACCTTATTACCATTAAGTTTATAGGTGATAGGACCTTTACTCTTAGTTGAGTAGTACCATCGCACCATCTTTCCTAAATAGTTACCATCATAAACGCCACCACCCTTAACTGTACGTGCCGACACGAACTCGTTAATATTTTTACAACTCGTAATGGTGAAGCCAAGCTTAGTACCGTCTAACAGGTACTTACGTACAGCCTCATAGACAATAGGAGTTGAGCGACCTTTACTTAGTGTTGTCTCAGCGTAAAGCCCCTTAGCTTTAGTGTAGCCATCGTAGACAGCCACATAGTTATTAACGTTAGAAGCGTGTAGAGCTTGATACTCACCATGCTCCATCTCAAAACCTGTAACCAGTTCTAAATCAAAGACCAAGCTCTCAGCCAAGTCCACCTTATCTCTAGGGCAGAAGTACTCAAGACCATCCGTGTTAGCAGATTGGACAGGGATGTTGTGTTTCTCCATTTGCTCAATCAGCATCAACAGAGTAAGTTGACCTGTGATGGTAGTAGCTAGTAGCAAGTCAGGTGAGTAGAGTTTAGAATACTTAGAACCAAACTTACCAAAGCTCCCATTAATTGTAATCTTCAATGAGTCAGCTACCAGCTTGTCACCTTCACGTTTTGCCTTGAGTCGTGTCTCAACAATTTTACGGTACACCTTTAAGAACCCAGCTCCCAAGTGTTTAGGAAACAGACCTAAGTTCAAGATGATGAACGGATAGTACGACGCGAAGTCAGCATTACGCATAACATGAGTCTTATTGCTAACAACAGACAATGACTTCTCTTGAGAGTGTAGTCCACCAATCCCCATCTTATACGTTGTGTTACCAATAATAATCTTACGGTTAGCCAACTCTTTAGGTATCTTAACTGAGCCGTTAGCCTGTAACTCAAACTTGATATCCTGTACCGTTTGTAATAAATCGTTCAGGTCATAACTCTCAAACTTGATAAAGTCAGGGGCCTTATATTTTGTTTTATAGTTATCTTGCAAGACAGGTTTAACCGCCTTAACTCCAACTTTCTCAAGCTCAGATGAGATGACGGTTTCAGCAATCTGAGCATCAGACTTAGAACGTAAATCTAATCCGTAATCTTCACCCATAGCCACACGTAAATCAATACGGTCACTAATGACATCATATAAATCTGTAGTGACATCCAAATCATTTTCACAGTACCTCCTTAATGTATCAGCCTCATCACGCGTTACAGGTTTGTGAGGGTCAAAGGGTAAGTCCCAAAGCTTCTTACTTCCTACACGTGTACCGTAATTCTTAAGAGAAATCATTACGGCTGGGGCTGGTTCAGAGATATCGAAGTGGTCATAAGCTGGTTGCTCAATACCCAACTTCTGATACGTCATCCAATCAGGTTGATTCTTCTCAATGATATCCTTAGACACCTTATACAATTCTTTACAGGTAGCACCCTTAAGAGCATAAGCTATCATAGGTATATCATATTTAATCGAGTTAAAACCAAAGGTCGTGTACTTGGTCAACAGGCTGTGAATACGTGAACGCTGTTCTCTATCTAACTTCTCATCAGCACCAAAAGCCTCGAAAGTTAAGAGCTTCTTTTTGTCAATAGACTTGACAGCTAGTAGGAAGTAGTTAGGATAACACTCTATATCCAATACAACTAATCGTTTATTCTTCATCGAACATCTCCTTAACGCGGTCATCAATAACAATCTCAAGATGAGGCGGTACACGCAACTTCTTTTTTGTCAATAGACCAACAATAGCATTTAGGTGTTTAGTCGATAAATGTTCGTAGAAATACCATTTACCATCGTGCAACCACTGAGTATCACTGTATTGGAAGTCATCGTAATTGCGACCATACATCCAATCTTCCAACTCACCTATATGAGGTTCAATAAAATCTTCAAAATAACTCATAACAATCCTTTTTCTAGTGTAGGTACACTTTATTTAGAGTTTTAGCTCTCAGCTAAACCCCGAAGGGCTTAGAGACAACTAAAGGTCGTCGTCAAACTCATCGAAGTCATCTTCTCCAACAGTTGTACCACCATCACCTAATGGTTCACCGTCTTTAGCGAATTTAACTCCAAGTAAGTTTGCATTTACACGCTTACCAAATTGGTTATTTTGAAACCAAGGTTCGATAATAGCCTGTACATAACAACCAGCATAAAATACGTCATCCTCTTCAACCGCTGGTTCACCATCGCGTTTAAGAGTTGTTGGGCGTTTGTTGTTAGATGCTTTAACCATCCACATACCCTCGCAACCATCGTACTCTACATCATCACCATCTTTGATGAACGTTTTTGAGTCAGGTACTTTAGCACCTTTGTTCTCTTTTTTCATGGCCTCAATACCAGCAATACACGCCTCATAAGTTTTAGTGTCAGATTTTGGAAACATAATTGTTGCCTCAAACTTACCCTCTTTACCCTCAAACG